CCACCACCTCCGGTGTTTGCTTGACCATTACCAGCTGCAAATCCTGGTACACTTCCAGATGCTCCACCACCTATACCTCCAATACCAAACCCATCTGCATATCCAAATATATCATTTGAACCACCACCACCTCCGGCATAATATATTCCATCTAACCAAGCAGAACCACTACCGCCTTGACAACCTGCTGCACCAGCTCTTCCTTGAGTATAAACACCTCCACCTCCACCACCTCTATAAATTGAAGGTATTGAACTATTTCCTCTACCGCCTTGATTTCCTTGACTACCAGATGCTGCACCACCTGAACCATCTTGTCCACCACCTCCGCCACCAGAACCACCTACTGCTCCAGCAACTGCATCATGTCCTCCAGCGCCTCCACCCCATGCAGATGCTGTAAAATATCCAGTATTAATAGATTGTGATACCCATATTGAAGAACTTTGACCATTATTTCCTGCCGTACCTCCATTACCAACATTAATTACATATGTTACACTTCCAGTAACTAATGTAGTTGTTCCGCTTAAATAACCTCCGGCACCTCCACCTCCACCATAGTTACTAGAACCACCTCCACCTCCACCTGCTACTACTAAATAGTTTACAGATAATGAGCCAGTTACTGGAACAGGCGGTATTGATGCTGAACATGCATTACAATCTGCAAATGATTGTGATATTGTAATATCTGCATATGTTGGCGTAATCAATGTGTCTTGAAAACTATTTATTATATTCCAACAACTTCCTGATAAACCAGAAATATTTGATTTTATTATATTTCCAATTGATAATGAACTTGTTGCAGAAACACTTGCAGTAACGGAAGTAAAACAATTTTGTAATGTATAATATACAGGTGTTATATCTTCTCTAGAAATTATATAATATGCTGATGAATTACCACTACCTGGATTCCATTGAAATACAGGACCATATCCTTCAATACTACCTGTTGCAGTATATGTAAAATTAAGTGTACTAGCCGTATAAGATGCATTATTTGCAATATCAGTAGTAGGTGTTGCTAAAAGTGCTATATTTAAAGGACTAGCTAATGATGGCCATGGCGCAGCTAATCCAGCTTTTGAACCAAATGTCCATCTCCATTTTCTTCTACAATCATAACAATAAACTAGAGGGTCTCCGCTTAATGCATTTACATAATTATTAAAAACTATATCTAAACCTACAAGTCCATAATTTGCTACTCGTGGTGGTAAATTAGGACCTATATTTCCTGCATTTGGAGGAACTATTACATCAAATGAAGTGGACCCACCATTTCCTAATTCTATAACTCCCCAATCACCTACACCAATAAAATTTGAACCTGTTACATCGTTTGTTCCCTTATTGATGTTTGTTATAATTCTACCTCTAGCGCCACTATTTAAGTTTGTAATAGTGTAGTTTCCAATTGAATATGTATTATATCCAGATGGGCAACCATTTGCAGCTGTACTAAAAAATGCAGGTATATACATAATTAAACGAATTGATTTGCTCTACTATAATATAAACTCGATGTATCGAATGTTACAAATGTTATAATATCAACTGCATTAGCTGCAGGTGTTGCCACATATTGATATCCTGATGGATATTTTACAGATGATGGAAAATTAACCGAAGAATAACCACCAGCAGGTTGAGTTAATCTTAATGTAATTGTTTCACCAGGTTGTATATTTGTAGGTACAATTGCAACACCTCCTGTTGTATTTAAAGTTATTGTAAAAAAGTTGCCTAAACTTAAATCCATACTAGAACTAGTCGCTGCAATAGTTAAAGCAGTTACATTTCCTCTAACGGAGCCTGTATATACCATATTTCCATTTACTCCCATTGAACCGGTCAAATTGAATGAGCCCGTAATAGATTCAACACCAACAAAAGTATTACTACCTGTTGTAGGAGTGTAACTAAATCTAGTTGCAACAGATTGTGAAAATGATTGTGTAAATGAATTTATGTTACTAACCGATATGTTTAAACTTTCAGTAGCTTGATTTAATGATGCAGTGCTATATCCAACAGATGTAAATTTTTCATTAACCGATGCAGTATATGCTGAAAGTGTTGCATTTTTTGTATCTTGTGAAGATGTATATGTATTAAATGTGTTCGTAAAAGATTGTGTAAATAGATTTAAACTTGCAGTAGTTTGATGTATTGCTGTTAAATCTGCAGTTACAGATGCAGTATATGCTTGGAATGATGCCGTAGTTACTAAACCTTGAGAGCCAGTAAATGTTTCTAAACTATCTAATCGAGCATCTACCGATGTACTAAATGGCCCTTCTAAATAATCCAATCTACTATCTACTGCTGCAGAATATGCTGACAGATTACCTACTCCGCTTAAAGTTGATGATGAAATATTGCCTAATACATTTAAGTTACCTGTAATACCCATAGAACCCGTCAATGCTCCACTTCCTGAGATTATAACTGCTCCGTTGAGTGTTTGTGTATCCGTAATACTATCTCCCAAAATATTGGAGCCAGATGAGAATATGATAGATGATGATTCTATTAGTGTTATAACCTTATTTGCAAATAAAGTTCCTGAAACAATCAAATCATTCTTAATAAATGCATTTGATGCAGTTACACTACCTAATATATCAACACTACCTGTTAATTCAATTTTATCTTTTACAATTAGTTTAGTAGTTTCTATTAAAGAAGAACTAACTGATGTAGTCGTTCTTAAATCACCATTGTTATTCAAAAACAATCCTAATCCATTACCACTACCATCACTAATTTGAGTTAGTGTAGATGTAGACCCACTATTAGTTGAAAAGGTCAATAAACCTTGATAACTCTGTGAAATATATAAATTATTTAAGCTTCCCATTTATTTTTAATTTTTACTTTTAAACATATCTCCATTTTCGTATCTCTCCCCAATATCCTTCCCACATTGCCGGCGATGTTCCCCATTTTTGAGGACTTATCCACAAACTACAATAATCACAAGTTCCAAAATCTGCATTTGGTATATGCAATACTGGTAAATTTACGAAATCATAATCATTTTCACCTTCAAATGTATCTACAATTGTATAACATTGTAAACCCAAATAAGTAGTAAGGTCAACATATCCACGACCAAAATTTGGTTCGTATCTACTTGCAAAAACCTGTCCTATACTACCTGATTCCGTTAATACCGCTTTATAATAATCTTGTGTTGCACAATTTTGAATAATATAACCACTACCACTCGGGTTAATTAAAAAAAAAAGGCAACGATTTTTATCATTGTGAGTGGTTAAAGTAAATTCTGCTTGCCACCCGGCGAGACCATTATTAAACTTATCACCAAATGGAGTACAACTAATTTCTCCGTTTATTTCAAAACCAGCAACTCCTCTTTGCGTATATGCGGTTAAATCATTTAAAATGGCAAGTGTGTTAGCGTGTATATCAACCATATCGTTAACACCATAAAAAGGTACAACTTGCTCATTTCTCGCTCCTTCTGATTCATTGTTCTTATTTTTAACTTTATCAGCAACTATGATTGAAATATTAAAATCAGTAGTTGATGTTCCAAATGTAGAATTAGTTATATTGATATTCCCAATTGGATATGTAGGAAACGCAATATTATCCACTTCAAAGATGTCACCTTGTGATACCTGTTGAATAGATGGATGATTATTCATAATGGTTTTGAAATAATTCAATACATTGTAATATAATGAATAGTTCGTACCGGTGTTATGAACAATTTGTTGGTCTGCAGGATTGTTTTGTGGATACGGCATGTTTTATAATTGTATTCCTCCGAAATATTGGTTTGTCATATCAGGGTAAATTTGTGTTTGGTTACCAACTGATTGTAAATATTGTGGGATGTTATTTGAATATGCAATCAAATAGTTTTGTAATCTTAAATCATAATAGTTTGCATTTTCATTTGCTTTTGCTAATAGATAATCTAATTCAGCTTTTGATGGAGCAACACCTTGTTCACTTTGTTGTTTAACTGCACCATTAGATTTGAATTGAACAGAACTAAATGGAATGTATTCAGCACAAGCGTGCCAAATCAAACATGGTTTAATGTGGTCAGTCATTAGGTCTTGATAATATACACTCAAGTTATCAAATGTACCAGCTAGGATTTGTGCATCTATATAATCGTAAAGGACTGTTCCTAAAAGATTTTTAAGATACTTAATTTGAGAAACACTTACAAACGGCAATAGAGCATCTGCATCAATTGCACCCTGTAATGGTGTATTCTTTATAATATCGTTTCTTGTAATAAAAAGTGCTATAGCCATGTTTTATTTTTTATATGTTTCGTATTCTCTTTCAAAAAATGCTGAACTAAAACTTACATTTGGTATTGGTTCAGATTCTAAATCAGCTTCATCAATTGTTTGGTCACCTGGGTTTTCTTGAGTTGCAGGATTTTCTAATGATTTATTAGTTTCATCTTCAACCTGTCCAATTGATTTACCAGTTTCATCTGCAGTTTGTGCAAGAATTACTAATGGTGTTAATTGTTCAAAGTATAGTTCAGTATCTGCATATCCACCTTCTGTCAATGCCATATCTAATGCATTTAAGATAAGGTTTTGGAATGGAGAGATAGTCATTGTTTGCATGATACTAAAAGCCGTTTTCATTTCATCACTTTGAGAACTGAAACCATTATCTTTGGTTCTAATACCAAATAATAAAGGTGAAGTTACTCTATGTGCAACTAATATTCTATCTTGTGTGTATTCTGCAACATATTCATATTTCTCATGTAAATTGTCAATGTTGATTACATCAATTGTAGGTTTAGAAGTTACATCATCGTTAAATGATAACATAAATCTACCTGCGTTATTCGTACCTGTGAATTTAGCTTGAACTAAATCTTCAATCGTTTGTCTTTCTTCAGGAGCCGGTACACCATTGTTAAAGTTAATCATTACTGCCGGCAAGAAACCATTGGTAATGTTATTTAGGTGTAAATTACTGATTTCACCTTCTGAAATTGAGTATTGCATTGCAGAAACCCAATCAGGTAG